AATGTATGTTTCAGATTAGAGAAAAGAAGTGAAGCTCCTGCTTTTGCTGGAAACTTATGTTCTTTGCCTTCTTCATCAAAAACGATAGTAGACAATTCAGGATTATTTGTTATATAAGTAATCATACTATAACAGTTTTTCTGATTCCAATGAAAGTCTCTGTGTATATTGACATCTACATCTCTAGAATAGTTTACATTGATACAAAGTCTGTTAACGTAATCTGGTTTTGGCATACCCATCTTTTCTAGTATACCATACCATATATCTACCATCTGTTGTCTATCTTCTTCTATGTTTACTGGATAATCTCTTAAAGGTTCTCTTGCTGGTTCATTTTTAGTAATAAAATGAGATGCAAACATTCCAAGTTCATCATCATCTGTAAAATTTAAAGAGAATTGATACCTTAATTTATCAAAGAATAGCCCGAAATGCGATTCCGTTATATTTAGTGTATTTTCTAGATATTTTATCATACGAATATTATACAAAAATTTTTAATTGCTGTCAAGAACTATTTTTAGATATGTTATAGATTATTCTTGACTTATGCTCGCAAAGTTGCTATAATATATCTATGAATGAAAATGATATATACTATTTATTTTTCCTAGTGATGTGTGTACATATTGCTTACTCATTAGGAAAACAATTCGGAATACAAACCACGATAGACTATTTAGAAAAGGAAGGAATTTTAGAGTTCGATGACTCTGAAAAATAGTTCTTGACATCAAGGTTAATTTTTGATATAATTATTTTGTAAGTGATAGTTTCACTTGCATATTGGTGCGTCTACCGAAAGGAGACGTGAATTATTTACTGAAAAGGAATTATGGAGAAAAATATGAGTATAGATTTAAGCAAATTTTGGCTTGGATTGGATATGCCCACATTACCGTCTTACACGGATGCAGCATATCCACGATATAACTTAATCGAAAAGGCAGGAGACTATCGTATAGAAGTCGCAGTGCCAGGATGGAGCAAAGATGAGTTGGAGATTGTTTTTGATAACAAAGAACTCCACATCAAGGGTAAAAAAGAAACAAAACTAGGAGAAGATGAGAATTTTATTCATCAAGGACTAAGTCTAAAATCTTTTGAACGAAGATTTATTCTAAACGCCGACCTACAAGTAGAGAAAGTAAGTCTACAAGACGGATTGTTGACAATCACACTGTTACGAACTCCAGATTCCAAGAGAAAAATCTTGGAGATTAGTTGATGAGAACATTATCAAAAGTTCGTGATAGTATATGTGAGAATGGAGAGTTTTGCAACATGATTGCAAATGCAACTCTAGCGTGTGCCTTTGGAGGCATAATGGTGAATTCCATTGCCATTCTTACTTAAACTGTCAGAATGTATTAGGGGAGCTTTGGCTCCCCAACCTATAAAGGAAAATATGAAAATATCAGAAGAAGGAAAAAGTTTAATTAAAAAATTTGAAGGCTGTGAATTAGAAGCATATAAGTGTGCTGCTGGTGTGTGGACTATTGGTTATGGTCACATCAAAACAGCTGTAGAGGGAATGAAAATCGACCAAGCAACAGCAGATGAATTGTTTGATGAGGAAATAGTAGAGTATGAAAACTATGTGAACACAGCAGTATCTGTTCCACTATCTCAGAATCAATTCGATGCAATTGTGTCTTGGGTGTTCAATCTCGGTAATGGCAACCTTCAAGCTTCAACTATGTTGAAAGTCCTCAACTCTGGCGACCATGCCGGAGTACCAGCTCAAATCAAAAGGTGGAACAAAGCTGGTGGTAAAGTACTAGAAGGACTCATTAGAAGAAGGGAAGCAGAAGCATTACTTTACGAAGGTAACGAGTGGAGCCATATCTAAACTGGTTAGTAGATTATACTGACGAAGTATGGATGAATGGAAAAGTAATTCGTAGGGATTACTCAACCACTTTACCAAGAGGGAAGGAAATACTAAGTGAATTACTTAGCGTATTTCCCAATGTGATTTATGATGAAATAAATATTATTGGGAAGTATGATGGATATAGAAAACCTTATAAAGAACCTAGTATTAGTTTATACAGATATGGTAAAAGACCTCCACTAGAAGAATATGGAATAGAAGGAGTGGGTTTAAATAGACCTTTACATTATGGACTTAAGTATGGACTAAATAGTAAGGAAATAATACTAAAAATACTAGTCAAACACCTAAAAACAAGTATAAAACTACCCAAACATTCAGAAGTTTGGTGCTATAGTAGAACTTATAGTAAAGAACAAGAGTATAATCAAAGTGATATATTTATAAAAACACATCACCACTACGAAGTAAGAAAATGGTGTGATGAAATGGGTATAGAATACCCACACTCAATAAGTATGAGACCTTGGTGTTATGGAATACTGTTTAATAGAGATACTGATAAAGTAGTATCAATTAAAGGATATATAAAATATTATGCAAGAATTTAGAGAAAAATTAAAAGAGTGGTGGAACTGGTTTAAGTCCCTGTTCATTACATATTATAAACTAGATGTTAGTTATAATCACACATGGGGCGACGCAGATGACCAGAGCTTTGTAGTTAAAAAATTCCACAAAAAACAAGAAAAATTCCTCTCATTCACTACACAAGATGGTGAGTTAGTAGAAATACGAGGTGCAGATGGATTAAACTATAGGATATCAGAACTATGAATCAATTAACAATAGGTGGATTGGTTGTATTAGGAGGTTTATGCTACTTTCTATACAGTCAGAATGAAACCTTAAAAGAAAACAATATTAAGTTAGAAAACGCAGTACAAGCCCAACAAGAGGCAATGGACACATTAAGAGAATCTTATGAAAAACAAGGTAAATCTTTAATGAATATGTCTAGAAGAAACTCAGAAATAGAAGCTGAGAAAGCAGAGTACCTTGCAATATTTAGCAGACACAATTTAGATATGTTAGCATTGAAAAAGCCTGGACTTATGTCAAACAGGTTCAACAATGGTAGTGAAAAAGTGATGGAGGGAATGGAAGATGATACAGAAAAGTTATACGAGCTTACTGTGCCTAGCACTGACGATAAGTAGTTGTAGTTTACTTCCTACTAAGAAAGTAGAGATAGTATCTAAACCACTAGAAATTGATATAATGCAACCAGACTTACCCCGACCACTAGAACTTACAGCTCCTAAATGGTGGGTAGTATCAGAAGCAAGGATAACAAATCCTTGTATCAAAAGAGTGCAAGATGATGGCAGTATGAAAAGACCTAAATCTTGTCTCAAAGAAGATACAGAAAATCCAGATTGGCCTGAAGGTTATACCTACCTAGACCAGTTTTTGGATGAAATGAAAGAACAAAACAATGGAGAAGTACTTTTTGTAGGAACAACCATTGGAGATTATAAAGTCATGTCAGAAGATATGCAAGAGTTAAAAAGGTACATCAATCAACTAGGAGAAGTAGTAATATACTATCGAACAGTTACAGCTCCAAGCGAGATAAAAGATGAGAAATGATAAAACAAGTAAATGTTCAAAATTATAGACTATTACAACATTGTGATGTAATGGTAGAGAGGTTATTAAAATTACCTCAAACTTTTAAATCAGTACCAATGCCAAATAATAGTTTTCATAGACTTAGAGAGCTTATGGCAGTTAATGATGGTAGAATAGAAGAAACTAATACTAATGATTATGCAGATAGAATTGGTTATACTGTAAAAACTAACAAGGAACAAGCTAATTTTAATTTTACCTATCCTTGGGCTAGACCTATTAGAGATTATGCTAAGTATAAATTTATACAGTACTTTAACGAAGAACTTTTAACAGGCAGTTGGTATTGGGATAGCTATGAAGTACAACCTCCTAAGTATGGATGGACTGCTTGGCACAGCTCAAAGAATAAACCTAGATATTTTATAAGATTCATTTGGAACAGTGGAGAAGGTTATACAACTTATGTAGAGAATGGTAAGTCTACAAAAATAAACGACAGACATGAGACTAACCCAGGAATGACAAATTGGACAGTTTTAGCAGGAACTCTTGATGGAAACCAATGGTTATCTGATAGAAATTTAGGAGATTATCCGAGAATAGTACTCGATATGTCAATTGCTAGTACAAAACATGATGAATTTAATGAAGCTGTTGATTTGCTAGAGCAATATGTAGAAGAAATTATGACAATGGTGCCTGAAAACAGAGAATTAGAAACTCCAATATTTACTGTTCAAGAAGAAGAAAACCAATATAGAATACCTGCACAACCAAAATAATGTTTAAACATTTATTTCAAATGCTCAAGTGGAAAAAAGAAATGCAGAAACAAGCAGATTGGTTTGATGAAAACGAACCAGCACAAGCAAGATTTGAAGAAAACGAAGATTGGTTAGAAGAATTAGAAGATAGAATAATTAAACTGGAAGAATTTAATGGCAAAAACAACACTAGATGACTTACTCACACATGACGTCAATGGCGAAGTAGAAACCTTGCCTGAGATAGAGAAGAAAAGAAAAGAATATCCTCGCAGTGCTGGTCCAGGAAGCCCTGCTCAAGAAGTTGTCTCATTATACAGAGACATAGCTAAGATTTTTAAGAGTACTACATACTTAAATTTAGGACAAAGAAATCCTGATTTTATACATGGAGACTCTTTTCAAATATACTACTCCCACCCAAACTATAAAAGCACCCCCTATATTTCAAGTTATCCTCCTATAAAGAAAGCGATAAAAAGTATATTATGGGCTTGTAATATGCAAAACCAACAACCCGCTTCAGAGTTAGAAGAACCTTTAGTAAGAAGTGCTAGACTGAATAATTATGATAGACCTATGAGAATAGAAGTTATAAAATTATATAAAGATGTAACAGTCACAGTACCTAAGAAAAGAAAATCAGCTATATTTTTATTAGAAGGAGATATATGGGTACTTACATCTAAAACCAGTAGTGTCGAACAAATGCTGTATATATCAGATATAAGACATGGTGAACAAGGGTTATGGTTAAAAGCTCTGCGAGAAAGAGAAATGTTCCCTAGAAGAATATTAGGAGAAAACACAGGCGTACTTACAGGAAATATATTAAAAACTACCATAGTACCAGAAAAAGACTCATCAATAGTAGTGGTAGATTATGCTTAAAATATTTATAGGAACAAGCGAACACCAAGACACAGCAGCAGAAAGGGTGCTTGTGTATTCATTACATAGAAATACTAATTATAACTTAGATATAACATTTTTAAGACCTAGTATGTTTCCTGATTGGGATAGAAGTACTTGGGGTACTCCTTTTTCATACTTTAGGTATGCTATACCAGAGTTGTGTAATTGGAAAGGCAAAGCTATATACATGGATGTAGACCAATTAAATTTTAGAAATATAGGAGACTTGTGGAATACAGATTTAGAAGGAAAGCCTTTTGGTATGTGCTGGGAAGCGGATAACTGGAATGGTGGAAAGCATAGAGGAACACCTCTTGAGAGAGGTTGGTATTCTGATAGCGTAATGGTAATAGATTGTGAAAAAGCAAAAGAGTGGGTAGATGAGATACATCATATTAGAGATATAAATAATGTAGGCGACACTTACAAGTATGTATTTTTTGCTAAGTGCGGAGCTCCCTACAAAGAAAAAGCAACTATGATACATGAGATAGATGCAAGGTGGAATAGTTTTGATGGAACAAATACTAGCATTGCTGGTGCAAATACACACTATGATATACAGGATATATGGCATGTACACTTTACAGGATTAAGTTATCAGCCGTGGCATCCAAATTACATCTATTCTCTAAAAGGAACTCATGAAAGAAGCGACATAACAAATGTTTGGTGGAAATATCACAAGATTATAAATGATGAGTTATTATTAAATGAGATTTGAAGAGCTACTAAGCCCCATCGGGGTAGAAAAGTTTTATAAAGAACTTAAACATAAGAAGGCATTTTATATCAAGTCAGATAAAAATATCTTTGAAAATTATTTTAGTTGGGAAGAACTAGATAATTATATGAATCAAAATAAGATTGGTGCATGGGACAGAACTCCACAATTACAAATGGTTATGCCAAGTGGTAGAAAGTGGTGTAAGAAAAAGTCCCAAAAGAAAAGAAGTAGAAAAGAAATATTTGATTTATGGAATCAAGGCAGTAGCATGATACTTACATTGAGTGAGTTCTTAAATGAAACCATGTGGAAACAATGTCAAGAGTTTGAAAAACATTATGGAGTTGGGCAGGCAAACATATATTGCAGTAAGCAAGCAAAAGCTAAGACCTTTCCAATCCATGCAGATAGTACCGATAACTTTCTCTTTCATGTAAGAGGAAAAATTCGTTGGTACATATATAAAGAGTTCGTAACTGATAACTATCACCCCAAAGAAGAGGAGGTAACTGTCAGTCGAATAATAGAGCTGGACGAAGGTGATTTTCTTTACATTCCGAAAGGTCTATTTCATAGGGTAGAAACCCTAAGTCCAAGAATATCAATTAGTTTTCACTTTCGAGAGAAAGGAGACAAACCTTACATAAGAAATGATTGGTATGATTGGAAGCCGTAGGAGAACAATATGGCAGACGAACGATTCAGTGGAGATATGTCAAGGAATGAAGTAGAAATAGACCTTAATAAGTTTATGGAACTCGTTACTGAAAACAGTAATCTGAAAGCTGAAATATTAAAGTTAGAAAACGATAAAGAACCTGAGAATCCGTGGCAACGCTGGATTTGGCTATCTTCAATGATAGACGCTTGGAGAATCTTCCCCCGTTTATTTCTAACTGTGTACATTGTACTACTCTATAAATGTACAATATGGTTTATGGATTTACCAGACCCTTCAATGGAACAATCAGGTTTGATTAGTATTGTTGTTGGTGCAGGTGCGGCTTGGTTTGGTCTTTACGCTGGTACAGCAAAGGACAAAATTAACGGCAAGTAAACCATGGAGTCGATGTGGAAACACTATTGCAAGTGGGTACGTAATATAGTTTATGTACCCATTAGCATGAGGTGTCCATATTGTAAGAAATCAGAAAATAATACTTGACATAT